TCGAAAGCAGCCCCTAAGGTTAGTTTACTTATGCAAGCAGATCACGATCTACTTCTGCAGCAGCACCTGTAGCACCCATTGGGGCATATACTACAAAGAACTTAAACGAACCTGCTGATGGAGCATTTGAACCTGCAAGTAATGCAGTAATGGTCGTGTCAGCAGTTGTGACATTTGTAATGCCGTTTACTGTGGTAGTAGTAGCACCAAGTGTCTTAGCGCCATTAATATCAGCAGTACCAAGCATGTCAACGTCACCGCCTGTTACACCGTAGCTTACTGCATTAGCACCACCGATAGTGGCTGCAGCAGTACACTCAGAACCAGCAGCAAGAACCACACAGTTGTCTGGAACTACACCGATTTCATGAGTTGAGCTAGTTGTAAGATCACCGTGAGCAATCACGGCAGTCTCAATACGAACTGGAGATTGTAAAGCCATTGTTTATTTCCCCTTTACGCCAAGTTATACTTTGCAGTAACAAGAGCTTCTGGACGAAGGATCTTGCGACCGTAAAGATGCATACCACGAACGATGTCAGCGAAGCTGTCAGGATCACGGTAAGTTTCGGTTTTGTTGATTTGCTCCGCAGTTGCGACAGCAGAATCATGACCAGCAACAATGGCACCATAGTTAGTGTTTTGGTTTGCACTACCTGTAGTAGCTGAACCTGTACCAACTGAAGGTAAGTTGCTTGAAGTATATACACGGAAACCGTGGAAGTTATTCAAGACCAATCCATTGCGTAGTCCACCAGCTTCACCGAAGTCTGCATTGAAGAGGCGTGAATCCTCGTCACGAAGTACTTCCATAAATACTGGATCAACTACCAGCCAACGACCTTGCTTATCAACTTGTTGTTGATCGAGCAAACGAGCCATACGAGCTACAACCATTGCTGGTGAAGCGTATGCTGTTGGCAGAGCTGTGGCACCTGGTAAACGTGCTGCTACTGGAATCGAATGATCACCTGCAGAAGCTGTTGTGATGTTACCAAAGTCACCTTTTTTCAGTTTCATGCTTGAAAGCAATTCATCTGAACCAGCAGTAGTTACTGCTTTTGTACCGTTTACTTGATCGTTTACGGCATCGGCTGAACTATGCAAAGCTGACTGTTTGTAGCCAGCAAGATATCCAAGAACTTCTTGGTCATGCTGGTCAGCCAAACGATAAGCTGCACGGTTGGTTGCCATATCCATGAAATTGACGTGGCTATGAGCCTCTTCGATATCATCAATTTTGAAGGCAAAGTAATTAGCTTTGTCTACAACCAATGAGAAATCTTCATCGTCAAGATCTTGGGCTGAGATGTTAGTACCACGAGCATAGCTGCTTACTGAAATCTCAGGTTCTTTGATAATTTTAACGGTATCGCCTTGTGCGGCAATTTCGCCAAAATAATCTGAGTTGGTGATGTCACCGCATACAGTTGCTTTACGGAAAGCAAGCTGTACTTTTTTGGAGTAAATTACGGAACTAAAATTACCGTTAGGTAAGTTACCGTATCCTCCTGCTGTTGTAAAAGCCATGATAAAATCCTCCTAATATTTGGCTTCGAATCACAAAGCTAAACACTCGTAAGAGGCTGTCAATTTTCTAGGGTGCGTAAGACTAACAGTCGGCCAACCATTAGATATACGGGCCTATACTTAAACAGGTCGTTCTTTTCAGTTTAGACTTTTGGAAATAGGGTATACTTAGAGGTAGTCCTAACGGAGGCTCTAATGTTATGTCCCTAGTTATATGACATTAATAGTGTTTGTCAATAGTTATTATCGGGCTGAACCCGAAATATCGTAGATAAACTTACCAGAACGCATTGCTTTAGTTATAGCTTCCTCGTTCTTTTCAAACTCTTTTGCTGACATTCTTGAAACATCTGACTCACGAATCGTATTAGATGAGTCGTCTGCATCAATTTGTGTTTTAGAGCCTTTACCTACATTGGACGCTGCAGCCTTTCGTTTTGCTGCATAGTCACTCTTAGTCATGTTATTATCTATTTTATATAAATCAATAACACGAATAACTGATTCAGGATCATCCATGTTTTCATAAAGAGCATCTTTAACCCATTTAGGTTGCCTGTCTGCCCAATCATGGAAGTCATCTGAGTCTCGTAATTTATCAAAGTCAGAGTGTGCTTCACGTATAGAATTTTCTGCTTTATTACGAGCCATTTCTTCTGCTTGTTCATCCATCTTTTGAAGACGTTGTTCAGCATTAGAAAACATTTCTTTAGCTTTTTTAGCTGCAATAGTTTCTACTATGCCAGCCACATCAGGGTATTTTCTAGACCAAGCTTCTATATCTTCATCTGACTTAGGTGGTACCACATTAGACTTAGTAAGTCGTTTTTCTAAAGAGTCTAGTTTCTCCTGCCACTCTTTTTCTTTATCAGACATATGACGTCTTAGATCACCATATCGTTTTTTAAAAGACTTTTCTTCTGCAGATAACGTTTCTTCTTTAGCTTCTGTATCGGCCTCTTTTTCTTGGGAAGCTTCTTCTTTTGGTTGTTCTTCTGTATCACCTTTTTGGGCAGCTTCAAGCTTTTGAATCTCCTCTTCCTCTTGATCCATTCGTTGGCGTCTACGTTCGTAATTAGAACCTCGTTCTACAAACCCTGCAACTTTTGGTTTTTCTACTGTTTCTAGTTCAGGCATATCATTTCTCCTTATGTTGGGGCCAGCCGTAGCTGGGTAGCCTTATTATTGTTGTTGAATCGCCTAGTTAGCTTAACGTGCGCCTAGACCACCACGAGAAGTTCGTTGTTCTTCAGAGTCTACTTTAAAAAGTTCTTTTCCTAGAATATCCATTAAGATTAAACCTGCTTCTGTTTTACCTAGATCTGCTATAAGAGATTGTTTATCTTCAGGTAGAGTCATTAGTCTGTTTTTTACAAGTTTTTTATATTCTCTAAATTGCATATCTTTTTCCTTTACCAGTTTTTAGGGTTCCAGGGTGAATCAGCCCAGCCACCGCCAGTAGTAGGAGTAGTAGTAACAGTAATACCACTTTCACCGCCACTAGTATTACCTTCACCTGCACGGGCACTGTCACGTTCAGATACAAGGTCATTTAATTCAGAGGTCCATTCACCACCTGAAGCTGATAAAGCATCATTAATATCTTTTTGAATATCAGACTCACTACGACCTGTTGAAGCAATGTTAGTATCCTTACTTCCAGCTTTTGTAGTAGATTTATTTTTTTCTGTTATTTCAAAATCAGAACTTATACCTTCATATCCCATATCTGTAGGTCTGGCCCTAGGTCTAACTATATTGCTACCTGCAGTAACTTCAAAGACATTAACTCCACTGTCAGTGGTACCTGCAAAAGTAACACCTTTTGGATCTTTATCATCAGTAGTAGGTAAGGAAGCTACAGATACGCTAACAGTGCCACCATCTGCTGTAGGTATCTCTACTTCTTCAGCATTTTCATCTATTGCATAATAACCTTTAACATCCTTTTCCCCTGTAATTGGATCTACTACTACTACACCTTCATCTACCCACTTGTAACCTTTTCTAGCATTAGCTTTCAATACATTTACAAAATCGTCAGCTGTCGCAAACATACCAATTTTTAAACCTTCAGCATCTCCCTCTTTACCATAATCAAAAATAGTAGTATAAGAAGTCATAACTTTATCAGCAATGTTATCACCGTTTATTCCACCAATTTTATCCATAGCTTTTAAAAGAAACCCACCGTCTTTAACCATTTGGTTTGCACGAGAATTTAAAGTTTTAGCTTGATCTGTGTAACCACGCATTTCTGCAATCTGTGCAGCAGCACGTAAGTTAGCAACATCGTTAGCTTTAGTTACTTGACTTGCTGCTCCAGCAATCATTGCTACTGGTGCAAGTGCAGGTACAGCTAAGGCAGCAATACCACCATAGCGTAACATCTCTGCAGTTTCACCAAAGTCTTCACCATAATTACCAAGTTCTTCAGGAGTCATACCAAAAAAGTCTTGGTTTACTCCAAAGAAACTATCACTTTGATCTAAATCTTCTGGGGCAGTAACTTTTTGTACAGTAACTTCAGGTGTATCTGGACCATCGTCGTCACCATCGTCTACGGTACCATCAGCATCTTGAGTTACTTGCTGTTCTCCCTGAGCTGCTTCTGTTGCTTCAGGACTACCTTGTAGAAAAAATCCTTCAGGGATTGTTACAAGTGGGCGTCCACCTAAGAATGGTATAAGTAGTATTGCACCTGTAGCATTAACATAAGTACGAACCTCAAGTCCACCACCAGACCTTGCTCCCCCATAGCCTCTAAATAAATTAGGAGATCCAGAGAATGCTTCACTAGCACCTCTAGGAGTTTCTTCTGACATTGCTAAACCACCAGGAGCAAAACCTTTTACTTCACCACCATTACGCATACGTATAGCTTCCATAGAGGTACCAATATAACCACCCTTAGACATACCAATACGAGGTTTAATAGTATTCATAGAAGCACCAGCCATCTGAGGTTTAGCTGGCGTAGCTTGTTGTGGTTGAGGTTGTTTTACTTGTAAGTCTTGATCTTTAAATGGAAGTTGAGTAGGACCACCATCAGGTACAGGTTCTCCACCAATACGTCCATCTTTTTCCATTTGGTTTAATCCACCTTTAGCTTTATTTCGAAGATCTTCAAAATGTTTTACCCCATAGAAACGGACAACATCAGCTGGTACAACATACTCACCTTCAGATAACTGAGCAGGAATATCATCTCGTACTTCTTTAGCCATAGAACCATTAGGTACTTCGTTACCTGATACTGGATCTTGCTTCATGCCATCGTCTTTCAGTCCACCTTGTTGCATAAAGGCCATTTCCATTTGTTCGTTCATAACTGCTCCACCTTTGTTAAAAACACCATGTTTGCTAGGTGTTGTTAGGTACTCTAAAAAATCTTTACCTTTGTCAATACTTCTATCTATAAAGTCTTTTCTTTCAGGTTCTGGACCCATAGGAAACTCTTCTGGAAAACCTTGCTCAATAGCTTCTTGATCAAACATAGTGTCTGACCTCCACTGAGCATACTCAGAAGCTTTCTCTGGATTAGAAAATGTGGGAAGCTCTTCCCCTGTAATAAAGTCTTTACCTCTAGTTTCTAATAGACGTTGTTTAACTTCATCATCACTAAGTTTTTTACCATCCTCATCAATACTAGGTGCAGTAATCCACTCAGTACCCCAAGGAATAGTTGTGGTTACTTCGGAATACTTAGCTCCTTTTTCACCAGTAACTTCACCCGTATTATCAATCCATACAGGTCTACCACGTAAAGTTTTTTCTTTAGTTTTAGTACGTGGTCTAGGTTTAGGTACAATAGATGTTTTAGGAGCTGCCATTAATTTTGTCCCTCAAACGTAATAGTGATCGTAGTGCACGTATCTCACCTTGTAGTCTGTAGATCTCATCAATCTCTCTAGACTGTTCTAGTGATACGTGAGTAAAAGCAATCCGTTCAGCAATCTCTTCGATAAACGGACTATATAACTCTTGGTTATTTACAAAAGGTTTTAATGTATTATTCACGACTAGTTTCATTGCATCTGTTGTGGGCCAGTGTTACCTGAGAAGCCTTGTTCTCCTGGCTGAGGAGCTGTACCAGTTCCTATAGTACCACCCCCTGCTCCACTAGTATCCTGTGCCTGAGCGCCAGCTGGTGGTCTTTGACCAGGTTGTTGAGGTTGAGGAGCACCTTGTGGTTGAGGAGGTGGTGGATTTTCTGCTTGAAATTGTTTAAGAATCTCTGCTTGCAATAAAGCATCAGATTTAGAGTTGACAACTTTATCAGGATCAAGATCCATAGACTTAGCAATCTCACGAATAACATAATCCATTTTAGCAAATGGTGCTAGTACAGGATTCTGTACAACTCCTAAGAATTGCATTAGTCGTTGACTACGTACCTCATTAGCCATCAAGCTTTCTGTACCTTGAGCTTTTACTTCTAAGTCACCTTTAATTTCTGCATCATAGTCAAACTGCATATTAAAGTGAAAGAAAGCTTTACCTAATGGTCCAAGTAAATAATCATCTACATTCTTAACTACGTTACGGATAGAACCGTTGGCAGCAGACATAAGCATACTAATACCAGAAGCTGTACGACCAACACCGCTAACCCCTGTTTGACCATGTGCGAAAGATGGAAATCCAGTTGACTCATCTGCTAATACTCTTGCTTTATCAAACATCTGCATGTTTTCATTAGATACGTTAGGGAACTTAGTGCCGAAGATAGCTTGACCTGGAGCACCGCCTTGACGTCTAAATACTTTTCCTGGATATACAGAAAGATCTTGACCTGGAGTTAGATTAGTTTCATCAACTTCAATCAACATATTACCAGATAGTGCAGCATTGTCAACAGCCATTCTCATAAAACCGTTCATCAATGTTTGAGTATCATCCATATTTTCAGCAATACCTACACCAAACAAACTATAAGGGTTTACTTCATATGGTACAGCATAGTATGGTAAGTATGAAGGAGTAAAGGGATTCATTACAAGACGTAACACTTGACCGTTACAAACCCAAACGTTTACACTTAGTTGAGTTAAGTCTTTCATCTCATCGGGAATATCAATATCTTGTTCTTTTAATAGATCAGTATCTACATAACCCCAGAACTCTAATACTTCAAAACGCTCAGAACGAGATTCCTGAGCGTCATCTTCCATAGCTTGTTCCCACCATTCTTTAGTGTAGTTTTCTCCCATCGAAACAGCCATCTCAATAGCGTTAGTTCTAAAGAAAGGTCTATTTCTTAAGGCACGTAACTGAGAACGGGACATTTTATGTCGTTCTACTACATACTCAGCTTCTTCCATATTCTGAGCATCTGGATCAGGATAAAAATTCCAAATAGAAACTGAAGAAGTTTGAGGAGTAGTTTTATAAGTAGGTGTATATTCACCCTCTTCAGTCCAACTAGGATACTCTTTGTCTACAGCAAATGGACCCTTCATTACTCCAGTACCAAATAGGGCAGTCTCAAATGCTGCAGTACGTAGTTGCTTACGGGCATTTGATTCCTCTAGTTGATCATGGATTTTCTTTTCCATTTTCTTAGCTGCAATCATTGCAGGATGAAACTCAACTTGACTTGGAGTTTTTGCTGGACCCTCTCTTAATTTATCTTCTACTGGAGATAAGTAATCTTTAAGTGCACCTAAGCGTTGTTTAAGAGAACGTTGAGTTTCTCCTGGTTCTAACTCAGGCATAGCACGTTGTTGTTGAGCTTTTTCCATATCTGGATTAGCTTCAAAGTGTACTGAATCTTCTACACCCTCTGGTAATACTGTAGGGTTAATACTGATAGGAAAACGATTAGCACCAAATAAAACTTCTACAATCTGACCGTAAGCAGCTAATACTTTAGTCTTAGTTACCTTAACAAATATACGAGATTTTTCTGTAGAAGTAAATTGAACATCTGGACTATAGATACCTCGGTAATTTCGATAAGCTTGAATCCAACGATTTTCTTCTGTTTCACGAGCAGTCTCTGCACGAGAAAATCTTTCTTGTACATAACTTACTATTTTACCAGCTTTAGGATCATGATAATCACCTTCATTTATATCCTCAATACCTGAAGACTCTTCAGCATCCATCATCATTTCTTCTTCAAAATCTTCTTCCATATTACTTCCTTAGTAGCCAAAGGTTGGATCACTGACTTGAAATCCTGTATGCTGAGAGGCTGGATCAAAGTCAAAAACATTACTTCTTGGTCTTGTCATTACACCATAACGCAAGGCGTCATATAAGTGGTCTTCTGAATTAGTATCTACATCTTCTGGATTATTTTTATCCAAGGGTATTGCAGGTAATTGAGAAATAAGATTAGTACAGTTATTAAAAATAACTAACCTAGACTCTTCTGTAAACTCATCTACTTGTAAGCGCCTATGTATTTCGTTTTTACCTGATACACGAGAACCTTTAGATCTATCTGCAGGTCTCCAACGACAACCTTTCATGATCATCTGTTCAGCCAATGATGGCCCAGTATCACCACGATTATGCCATAAACTAGAATCCAAAACACCATAGCGCATTTTCTCTCCTGATTCAACATCTAAAATCATATCAGCTAAATCTGTGGCTATAACCTTACTTACATACATTTCCCTATAAACTACAAGTTGTTCTGCAGGAGTTACAGCAAACCAAAGGACACCACTGTAAGAACCATAACCATAATCTGCAGCTCTAAACTTTGTCCAGTTAGAGGGTATATCATAAGGGTCTACAACATGGATCTTACGATTAAACTCTGGAAAGGCTGCACCCTCATTAATATCCCAGTCACCTTCTAGCAGCTGCCTACGTTGATGTTCAGGTAACGACAGAAGATTAGCCTCATACATGCCATCATCTGCTAAATAAGGATTATCGAATAAGGTAGCAGGTATAAACCTACGTTTAAACAGTGGTTCACCTTCTCGACTATGACCTTTCGGCCAACATATAACTTCACCACTATCTGTATCCGTTGCCCAAAAAGCCTTGTTATGTGACGAAGGGTTAATAAAAGTCTTCTTAACCCATTGATGTCCAGGACCACCAGGGTTACTAGTGGCCCTCATATATAAGGGTAGTCCACTGGCTTTGGTTGTACGAAGACGTGACCTCATATAGTTCCAAGGATAAGGTGTAGGCCATTGCGTTAATTCGTCAAAACCGATCCAGTTAAATGCCTGACCTTGATACCGCATAACATCGTCATCACGATCAAGGTAAGACATCCAGAGTGTTGCCCCACTCGGAGCTACCCAAGTCTTATCTCTTTCCATAAACTTTATACCAGGAATTGCTTTGGGATATAATTGTTTTGAAACAGAGATAAGTTCTCTTAATTCCTCAGTGCTCCTACGAACAAGAAGCATCCTAGCATTAGGATTATTAAGGTATCTGACAGGATCGGCCACCATAGCGTAGCTTTTGCCCCCACCAGCTGAACCTCCGTATAAAACTTCTTGCTCAGTTGAAGAAAGAAATTCTGTTTGTGGTCCAGAGTTTGGCTTAAAAATAATTTCTTTTTGAGCTTGCTCAACATCAATCGGCTCTGGCTTCACTGTAGCTGGCACTGTCTCAAGGGAGTCTTGCACCAATACGTTGCTCTTCGAGCTTCTTCGCTTTTTCTGCGGCTTCTTTGTACCTTTCGGCGTAATAGTGGTACGTTGCAGCTTCTCTCTTACGCTTTTGCTCAAGTTGAATCCTTTTTTGCAAGCCCACGTGAGAAATAGATCTTCCAGATACTTCGCTTAACCAAGCTGCTACTTCACGCAGACTATATTGTTTTAGATATTTTTTAGCTTGTTCGAGTAATTCTAATTCATCTTCTATAGGTAGAAGAATATCTTCATCATCTGGATCTTGTTCATAGCCAAAGGGTACAACTCTGCCAACCCTAACTACAGGAACCCATTCAAGACCATCATCAGTCTTTTCAGGTTTAGGTAATTGCCAACTTTTATGTGTTTTCATTATCTTTTGGTGGTAATATAAATAAAGGACTATCTGTTTTAACTTCAACTTTATCTGTTTTGACAAAGCCAGCTCTATCTAAAAAGTCTTTAGCAGCCGACATCTTTTCTTTATTACCCAGATCAGTTGGATTCTGCATAACTTGCATCATAGACCAAGCTGCCTGTGGTCCACGAGTAGCAATAAATTTTTTGGTTAAGTCAGCAATCTCATCTTGCAGTACATTCATTACAGTACTGGATGCAACCCCTGTAGCATAACCAGCAATTTTCATTGCTTTTGCAGGATTACCCTGAGCTTCCTCAAACAAGGCATCAAGAAATTTCTGTTGCTTTTCTGTTAAGTTACGACTCATTTAACTTTCCTATGCGGTTTTACTTTGGCTCTAATTTTTTTAGGTTGAGCCACAAACTGCTTACCCGCCTTAGTGCCTTTTCGTTTTGCTCGTGTTGTAGCGGCATACTCAGAAGAACTAAGAGACTTAATAGCCTTCTCAGGTAGATACCTTTCGCCTGTAGCCTTTGGACCTTGCGTCGATGGCTTACCACTCTTGGTTCTCCACTTCTGCTTAGTCCAAGCTGTTAGACTTTTTTGACTTTTACTTTTTGACATCGTGTTTCTTTTGTACAGGGAAATTAGCA